CTACTGGTCGCGTAGAGCGTGGAATTGTTAAATGGGCGACCTCAAAGTACCAGTGGCTCTCGTGTTCGTAATCGTGGCTCAAACAGTGGGTGCGGTGTTCTACCTATCCGAGCAAGCTCATAGGATCGAGCATCTCGAAAATACACTCGCAAAAGTTGATGAAGATATAACACAGCTTTGGAACGACACAGCCGACTTAATAACCTTTGCTACATACACAGAAAATCGATGGGCAGAGGCGTACTCAGGCGACATGACATACATGCGCCTATTTGGAACCAAGCAACCCCCAGAGGAGAAGTAAAATGCCGACAGTAGGTGGTAAAAAATATCCGTATACGAAAGCTGGAATGGCTGCCGCCAAGAAAGCCAGAGCATCACAGTTTTCTGGAAGAAAAGCAGCAGCCATGAAGAAGAAGAAAAAGACTGGCAAGAAGAAGGGCTACTAATGGCTAAGACATCTAAGGAAGTAAAAAAGCTGGGTTTAAAAACTCAGACAGGAAACATGCAGCACAAAGACTGCCCGTGTACGCAAGGCTAAGTCATGCCAGCCAAGAAGAAAAAAACGGCAAAGAAGGATGCTTGCTACAGCAAGGTTAAGGCCAGATACAAGGTTTTCCCGTCAGCTTATGCTAGTGGTGCTTTAGTACGTTGTAGGAAGGTTGGCGCTAAAAATTGGGGTAATAAATCTCGTGGCAAAAAATGATCTTCGTACATGGTTTGCACAGAACGGCGGCAAGGGATGGATAGACTGCAAAACGGGGAAACCCTGTGGTCGTAAGAAGGGTGAGAAGCGTAAGTCCTACCCAGCCTGTCGGCCTACGAAAGCGCAATGCACAAGCGCAGCAAGAAAGAAAACAAGCTCCAAGAGGATTTCTTGGAAGAAAGGTAAAAAGAAAAAATCAGCATGAACGTCAAGAGCAAAGTCAAAGACATAATTGAACTCGCAGAAAGTAAAGGTTGGAGCCACGTAAACGAAGTAATGAGAGAAGAGATACTAACTCTCGCACTTGCAATGGCTCGAACTCAAGAAATGACGCAACAGCAGATGGACTTTCAGCGAGGCGCAATATGGGCAGCAGAGCAACTACTCAATCTGCCCGAACGGCTCATCCACAAACTAGAGGGTGAGCTTTCACTTGAAGAAGCCACGAGCCGCCAAGGCCGCTCAGAAAGGATAGACAATGGCTAGACAACCAGAAAAAGACGCAGATCAGGTAGCACGTATCGCTGCTGCACAAATGGGTGCGCCAGCTCCCGAACCTAAACCAGAGCCGAAGGAAGCACCAGAAACTCCGCAAGAAAAAGCGGTAGCTGCTGCATCTCCTGAGACTGAGGGCGATAAGTCTCAAGCGGAGGCAATCATTTATAACGTGAAGATTGGCGATCAAGACCGTCAGCTTTCACCGTCACAGATTGCTGGTACGTACGAACGGTATCGTGACCTCAATTTCAAGCAGGCACAAATGAAACCTGTAAATGATCTTGCTGGCTTGATTATGGAAAAAACAGGTAAAGGCCCAGAAGAAGCTGCTAAGTTAATGGCAGCAGGCTTAAAGGCTATGAGTAAAAATGCTCAGATGGGACAGGCTCGTCCGAAACAAGAAGGAGTAGCCCAACCAGTAGCACCCCAACAGGGTGATGCGGCATCTGCATCTGCCAAGCTTAATGAAGAGTTCCAGAAGTACGAAGATGAAAATGCTATCTCGTTACCACCTGGATACCAGCAAATGAATAGCGAAATAGCAGAAATGAAAAGAATGATGGGTCAAATGGTTAATATGAACCAGAACATCATGCAGCAAGCTATGGCGGCTGGTCAGCAAGGCAATCAGTCACGAGAAGAGGCAATGCAATCTCGCGAAGATGCTATAGCTAATACCATACGAAATAATCTCGATAAGGCGCAGCAGCAAGCAGGCTTGCCTGACGAAGCCCTCGATGATTTTCGTGCGTACGCATTAGAACGTGGGTATACTGCTGAAGATTTCGCAGACATGGGACTTACCAGTAAAGTCGTAAATGACTTTAAGAACCAAATGAACGCACCAGAGTTCGAGCGCATACGTGAAATGGCTGCTCGTCGTGAGGCGTATTTACGTTCACAATCAGGTGGCCCTACTAGCCAAGCAGCCGAAACAGGCGGAGATGATACCCTTGCACGACTTGCAGCAAACGCAATGAATAAGCGTATGGGTTAAGAAAGTCGGCCTTCGGGCCGATTTTTTTTATAAGTGGGACGACCACTACAAACTTTTCTGACAATATCAAATCAATATCGATATGCGCTACGGCTCTGTTTTTCGATGTTGTATATAGGGACGAAGGATTTTCGCGTGATTGTACCGCGTGGTCATGAGTACCTCGAAGATAGTAACTTAACCTAGAAGGAGACTAGCAATGGCTGGTATTCAAGGACTTCGGGGAACAGGTCAGTTTACAACGGACTTCCGCCCGAAAAATTACCGAGAGTTATTCACACTCTTGGAACCAAATGGGAACGCTCCCTTAAACGCTTTGTTATCAATGACTTCATCAGAAGCCACTGATGATCCTGCCTTTAAGAATTTCAGAGATGAACTCCCTGCTCGCGCATTAGTAGCTGACGGTGCTGCAACAAACAGTGCTACTACTATTGCAATTACTAACAACAATGCAGGAACTTTTGCTGTAGCTGGTACACTTATTGTGAACTCAGCAACAAACGAAGTAATGCGTTGTACTGCCGACAGTACTGCTACAGCTTTAACAGTTGAGCGTGGTATTGGCGGAGGCGCTGCTGCTATTGCCGATGGTGCAAATCTATTCATCGCAGGCACAGCGTACGAAGAAGGCGCGACATCACCAACTGGCATCTCATTTGATGCGACGGTTGCTGAGAACTTCACACAAATCTTTCGTACGGCATTTACCGTAACCGAAACTTTGCGTGCGACCAATCTTCGTACAGGCGATAAAGAGGACGAGATGGCTACGAAAGCTCTTAAACTGCACATGCAGGATATTGAGCGAGCTATGTTCTTCGGTAAGAAGAACGAAGCAAACGGGTCTACTGCTCAACCAACTCGCTTCACAGGTGGACTAATCAACACCATCACAAACGTAAATGACCGATCAACTGCTTCTGGCGTTATGACAGAAGATCAGTTTGACCGATCATTGATCGAAGATGTTTTCGCTTTCGGAAGCAATCAGAAGATCATGTTCTGTGGTGCAAAAGTTGCAGGCCACTTACAGAAGTTTGGTAAAGATCGCTGGCAGCCAACTGTAGTTGAGGGCACATACGGTGTGAACTTAACTCGCTATGCTACGTTCGCAGGCGACTTGATGGTGCATCTACACCCTCAATTCCGTCAAGTTCCAGGCATGGAAAACGCGGCAGTCATCATCGACTTCCCACACCTCAAGTACCGTTTCATGGAAGGTCGCGACACTCAGTTGCTACGTGATCGCCAGTCAAACGATATGGATGCTGTCAAGCACGAGTACCTCACCGAATGTGGTTTGGAACTCTTGCAAGACAAAACCCATGCGTACATCAAAGGTTGGAACGCAACAGCTTAACTCCTCCCATAAGCTGTTAAACGAAAGGGCTGCGCTTCTCGCGTGGCCCTTTTGCAATAAGGACGACTGAGCCGCAAATAAACTTCATAAATGAAGAGCAATTTTACGAGGAGAACTTTATGGCGAAGAAACGCGCAAGAAACGAAAAGGGACAGCTTATTGGCGACGATCCTAGTACCCCTGATGTAAACGAGGCATGGGTCGAAGATAAGTCTGAAAGCAGAGAGAAGGCTTCCAAGAAAGCAAAGTCAAAAAAGGCTGCTCCTAAACCAAGCGGAAGTGCTTTCACAATGTTTGTGTCAGCTAATCCTGAGAGTTCAGTTTATGACCTTCGTATAGGCGAAACCAGAGTTACGGGTATCTGGGACGGCGCACGGGAACATGTAAGTTGGCGAGTTCCAAGCGATCTAACAGAAATGATGATGAAGCATCACATGGTCTGGTCAGGCCGCGTTATTAACGCAGAGGAAGATTAATGGCAGAGAAGAGCGTACAGAAGCCGTTTGCGGCAGGACGGGGCGATCATTCGCCCTTAGAAAATCTCGTACGCTCTGCCTTAGTGCGTGCTGGTAACTTCTCGCCATCGAGGGTCGATGGTGAAGTTATGATGTTAATGATCGAGCTTGCTAACCGAGTGATCGAGGACATACGCCAACACCCTTATTGGGAGGGTGGTGACATAGATTACTACAATGACATCACTGAAATTAGACCAATCCCAGATATGATTGTGATCGACGGCTTAACAGCTCACTACTTTATCCAACAAGGCAGTGAGAAAGCTATGGTTTTCTTACAGCTATACCAAGCAAATATGGCGAACATACTTCACGAACGTGCGTACGGTAACAAATCTTATCAACGTAGTATAACAGACGGTGGCAGTAATACGTCGTATTGCCCACCTTCCACAAAGAAAACGACTGACACTACAGCTACAAAAACGGTTGCAGCTACGGGCGGCAATCCTTCTTCTAGTTCGTCAGGCTCTTCCTCTAGTTCGGGCAGTTATTAATGTCGAGACTTTCATACTCTCCAATAGCAGTAAAATCAGACAGCCGAAGTTACTTCGGCTTTCGTGGTATTGATAGGTCGCGTGATATTACTGCTCTGGAAACAGAGAAAGATCAAAATTTCTGGCAGCTAGATAACTGCTTTGTTGATTATCGAGGGCAGCTTATTCGTGACCCAGCTTTCTATTTGCATAAAGGCTCTAATCGTTTTCCTGTAAAATGTTTACGTTTCTATAACCGAGATGGTGTTTGCTTTGCAGAAGAAGATGCTGCTGGAACCCACTTGTCCTCAGATAGAGGTCATCAGCTCAGAGATGCTTTTAAAAAAGATGCTGTTGTCTCGATGACAAACTTTCAAGGTAAAGTTCACGTCTTTAATCAAGACACAAGAA